AACGCTAAAAAGCGATACTTCTCTCCGATTATTGTTCGAAGTGAAGAGAGCAAGGGTGTAAGAATTTGGTCATATGGCAAAATGGCTTATGAGACTTTATTGTCTTATGTTCTTGACCCAGATTATGGTGATATCACTCATCCAGATTCTGGAACTGATATTGTCCTTAATTATTCGATCCCCGGAACTCCGGGGTCGTTCCCAAAAACTTCATTGAAGCCCCGTCGACGTCCATCGGTTTTGTGTGATGAAGATGTAGCTGATTGTGATGAATTATTAAGTTCTGTACCTGAGATTGAGACACTCTTCCAACGACACTCTACCTCCGAAGTTCAGGCGTTGTTGGACGAATACCTGTCCTCCGATGAATCCTCCGAGTCTCTCTCAAGCGAAACGGAACGATATAATAACAACAACAAAACTGTTGATGATGCGTTAAAAGCTTTTATGAACAATAGTTCAAACTAGCTTATATCAGTGAAGTGAGTGTACTGTCCCGACACTATAAATAAAGGGACCCCCTTTTTTTACGGAGAACACATGGGAAAGGTATTACAAATGAGTGAACACACAGGAAAAATTAACACAAGCGATCTCGCGAAAAAGATTAATAAGAAGTTGGGCATTGAAGCAGCCCACGACTTAAAACAAAATGACCCAGTATCAATCAAAGATTGGATTCCAACTGGATCACGATGGCTAGACTGCTCAATTGCCCCGGGCAAAGTAGCTGGCATCCCTGTTGGAAGAATTACTGAGTTAGCTGGTCTGTCTAGTGCTGGTAAGTCATTTATGGCTCTACAAATCGCAGCAAATGCCCAGAAGAAGGGCATGTATGTTGTATATTTTGATGCCGAATCAGCACTCTCTAATGAGTTTATGATCAAGGCAGGTGTTGATATTGATAACATTCTTTATCAATCTGCGATCAGTGTAGAAAAAACATTAGAGACAATTGAGTATGTAATGGAGAATTATGGCCAAGCAAGAGTTCTATTTATTTGGGACTCAATCGCAGCCACTCCATCAGAAAAAGATGTTGAGGGCGATTTCAACCCTCAGTCTTCAATGGCGGTAAAGCCAAGAATTTTTGCGAAAGCATTTTCCAAACTTACCATTCCATTGGCCAACACACAGTCAACACTGTTGTTAGTCAACCAGTTGAAGACAAACATTACAAGCAGACCAGCAGAAGCGCTCGTAGAGCCATATATTGCGCCGGGAGGAAAGGCACTAGAATACTTTTCCTCCTTGCGCATCTGGCTCACAAAAAGAAAAGCAAAGGCAAGTTTTGCTTTGGATGAAGATGGAGTAAGAGTTGGATCTCATGTTAAGGCTTATATTAAGAAGTCAAGGATGGGATCGGAAGGAAGATCGTGTGAATTTAAGATTATGTGGGGTGGTGAAAAGGTTAGAATTCAAGATGAGGAGTCATGGTTAGAGGTCCTCAAGGCTTCAAAACACCCCAATTTCACGCTTTCGGGCGCTTGGTATACGATGATAGGTAAAGATGGAAAAAGCGTGAAATTTCAAGGAAAACAATGGCTTAATAAGCTAGAAGATAAAGATTTTAGGGAGACTGTTATCTCTCTGATGGATGAAGTCCTGATAGAGAAATACAAGTCGTAGTTTGTGTGTGTTATTTCCTGTTGGCCCCCGATTGAAAAATCGGGGGTTTTTTATTTGACAAGGTTGTAAGAATAGGTTATATTTAACAAACATCGGAGGAATTATGAAAATAGAGGTTACTAGGAGTGACAAGAAAAGAGTTTTGATTATCGACGCTTTAAATATGTTTTTGCGTAGTTATACAATTATCCCAAGCATGAACCCACAGGGCTTACCAAACGGAGGAACGATTGGCTTTATCAAGTCACTACAGGTTCTTTGTCGTGAGTTCAGGCCTGACGAGGTTGTGATATGTTGGGATGGCCACGGAGGCTCTGAAAAGAAGAGGCAGCTTAATAAAGAATACAAACAAGGAAGAAGGCCGGTGAGGTTTAACCGAAGAATGATAGAGTTACCTGATGACGAGGTCTATAAGAACCGCAGAGACCAGCAACTAAGACTACATGAGTATTTAAACGAAATGCCCGTAATCCAGCTACAGCAGGACTATGTTGAAGCGGATGATGTTATTTCGTATGTAAATTATCATGATAGATACAAAGACTGGTATAAGGTGATTGTGTCATCAGACAAGGACTTCTTCCAGCTTTGCCATGACCCGGATACATTTATTTGGAGACCAATACAAAAGGAATTAATCAACGGCACTCAATTGATCTATAAATACAAAGTACACCCCATAAACTTCGCATTAGTAAGGGCGATTGATGGGGACTCTTCGGATAATCTTAAGGGTGTCCCAAGAATTGGAATGAAGACAGTGGTCAAGTATTTCCCGCATCTAGATAGACCAAGGCAGGTAGGTGTATCAGAGATCATGACGGAGTGCGCCGTACAAAAAAATAAGAAATCTATACATAAAAAGTTGCTAGAACACAAAGATCTTGTTATATCTAACTATAGAATCATGCAGCTATATGAACCAAATATTTCCCACCAAGGAAGGAAAAAAATTGACTTTATTTTAGATGGCTTTAACCCATTGTTTAATAAGATAAATGTTACTAAAATGCTTATGAAAGACGGACAAGGATCACTCAATCTCACAGACTTGTGGGTTGCTTTTAAGAAACTAACACAGTAGTTATAACACTCGGAGGATAACATGGAAACCAAACAGGAAACATTTCAAAAATTTGGAAAAACATTTCAAGAAAATTTATGCCATCTAATGCTACAAGATAGAACGTTTTGCGATCAGATATCTGAAGTTCTGGATACAGAATTCCTTCAGTATGAGCATCTCAAAGTTTTCGTTAAACTTCTTCTTGATTACCGCACTAAATATCGACAACACCCTAGCTATGAAATAATGGCAACCAAAATCACATCAGGCTTAGAATCATATACTGATGCCCTCCAGAAGCAGATTCGCCAATTCTACTCTAAGGTCATCAACAACCATCAAATTGATGGATCAGAGTTTATAAAAGAAAACGCTATTGACTTTTGTCGTAAGCAAGTTCTTAAGAAAGCTATGCTACAGTCTGTCAAGCTCCTTAAGTCTTCCTCGTTTGAGCAGATCCAGCAAGTGATTGAGGATGCTATGAAGCTCGGTACAAACGTTGACTTTGGCCATGATTACCATATGGATATTGATGATCGCTTTCGTATTAAGTCCAGAGACCCTGTCACAACGGGCTGGCAGAGAATTGATGAAATTTGCCAAGGTGGCTTAGGAAAGTCTGAACTTGGCGTTGCCATCGCACCAACAGGGGCTGGCAAATCTATGCTGATGGTTCATCTTGGGGCCACTGCTCTCAAAGAGGGTAAAACTGTTGTTTATTACACTCTAGAGCTAGCAGATACAGTAGTAGGGCAGAGGTTTGATTCTTGTATAACAGGTGTCAAACTCAACGATTTGCTAAGAAACAAATTTAATATTGTTGAGAAAGTGAAAGACATAAAAGGTCATCTAATTATAAAGGAATACCCAACAAAATCAGCAAGCACTCAAACACTTAAAAGCCATATCGAACGCTTAAGAAAGCGCGGTATAAACCCAGACATGATAATTGTGGACTATGCGGATTTGTTGAAGCCAGTTAAGGCTTACGGTGAAAAAAGACATGACTTAGAAGGCATTTATGAAGAACTCAGATCAATTGCTCAAATATATGAGTGTCCCGTGTGGACATGTTCACAAACTAACAGAGGAGGACTAAATGCCGAAGTCATTACGATGGAATCAATTTCCGAAGCATTTAACAAGTGTTTTGTCGCGGATTTTATCTTCTCGCTTTCGAGAACCGCACAAGACAAACAAGCAAATACAGGCAGATTTTTCATTGCCAAAAACAGAAATGGACCAGACGGATTGGTTTTCCCGATATTTATGGATACTTCAAATGTATCGATAAAAGCTCTGGATAAAACCGACGATATGGAAGAGAGACCGCAACAGACAACATCAAGCAACTTGTCTTATCTGAAGACAAAGTATGCCGAAACAAGAGAAAACAGGAGATAAAGGATGGACAAAGTTGAAAACAAAATATTATCAGATATTACTGTACATATGAAGTACGCAAGATTCTTACATGATAAGAATCGTAGAGAGAACTGGGACGAATTAGTAACCAGAAACATGGAGATGCATATCAAAAAATTTCCCAATTTAGAATCTGAAATTAGAGAAGCATATAGATTTGTTTATGATAGGAAGGTCTTACCTTCAATGCGCTCTATGCAGTTTGCTGGTAAACCCATTGATATCAGTCCAAACCGTATTTTCAATTGTGCCTATGCCCCAATAGATGATTTGCGTGTTTTCGGCGAAATTATGTTTCTTCTGCTTGGCGGAACCGGTGTTGGATTCTCTGTCCAGAAACACCATGTAGAAAGACTACCTTCGATTCTTAAACCAAATGTTAAAAGAACTAGGAGGTTTTTGATCGGGGATTCAATAGAGGGTTGGGCTGATTCTGTAACGGCTCTGATAAAGTCCTATTTTAAAGGAACATCTAAGCTCCGGTTTGATTATTCAGATATAAGAGCTAAAGGAGAAAGGCTGGTGACTAGCGGCGGAAAGGCCCCCGGCCCCCAGCCATTAAGAGAGTGTCTTGTAAAAGTGGAGGGTATTTTAGATGCGAAAGAGAATGGTGAAAGGTTATCAACAATTGAAGTCCATGATATTGTCTGCCATGTCGCAGATGCTGTATTGGCAGGTGGAATCCGCCGCGCTGCTCTTATTTCTTTGTTTAGTATTGATGACGAGCATATGCTAGCAGCAAAGTCAGGTAACTGGTGGGAAAGCAGCCCCCAAAGAGGGAGAGCAAACAACTCTGCTGTTATCATGAGACATAGAATTGATAAGGAAACATTTTTGAAATTATGGGAAAGGATAAGAGAATCCGGCTCAGGAGAGCCCGGCATCTATCTCACAAACGATA